GGGCAATGTCTCAAGTATCAAGCAAGCAATTATATACAATAACATAAACTTTACAATTACAGGTAACCAATAATACAAGGACGAGATATGCACATGCCGGATCGTCGACCGGGTTATCATAAGTTTAAAGACATTTCAGGTCTGGGGTGTACTGTTCTTTCCACTTTTCCAGTCTATCCTCAAAAGTTAATTGAAGATCTGGACATAGTGGAAGGAAATTGTGACACCTCGCAACTTCAATCAATTGCAAACGGCGAGTCTCATAGACTTCAGGACCATGAAAAAAGAATTCACGAGCGGCGCCATTCAAATTACAAATTGATTGTTCAGCGAGGGTTACAGATTTAGAGCGCAAAACACAGTGAAGACTCTTGAAGATTGAATATTCTTCAAGGGCCCCACACAAGATTCCTGTATCACCTAGGATCTTGGATTCACGCTTGAGGAAATGGGATTCACTACGTGACATATAGGGAGTTGGAACTCCTGTCTTGTCAGGCAAAGTGAAAACTATTCCTCGTTGATTAAGAAAATTAGCATAAGATACGTGATTAAACTCAGGGAATTCTGGGTTAACCGTACTGTCCGCGTCATCACCATACGTTATCAAAGAGCATACATCCGAAAAACTTGTGAAGCGATCACCTATTAGGGCAATAGCTCCGCATCGGAAAAGCAAAGAATTAACAATGCAATTGATATAAACGGTGAGATTTTGACCAGAAGGGTTAGACCCATAATGCTGGATTACATCGCCATTGTAGGCCATCAGCGGATAGCATACATCCGTTGCAATTCCAGACATAATGATGAGATCATATTCAGTATAATTACACCTTTGGGCAACATGGAGTAAAATGCGAAATGCAGCAAACGTTAGTTGCGCAGGCATACGTAAATCATATTTACTATAGTCACCAGCTAAAGTGGTATCATTACCGAAACGACCAACATGGGTCATCACTTCATGCCACTCGGGACTTTGCGCATTGATTCCAACTGCACACTCAGATTTCAGTGGAAACAATGACAAAAGTCTTGCGAGAGGTAAAAAATATTTCCTAACCAACAATTGAAGGGCCATGGGAGACGCTTGAAAAACACGAACTTTATCCTTGTCCAGCTTAGTGGGCTCATCTTTTAGACAAGCCTTAAACACTGGATAGGCACGTTCGCCATCAAGATACTTCTTCTCACACTGCATAGCTTCTTCCCAAAAAATGGGATCAAGGATAGCAGGGCAATTATGAGAAGGAAAATCTTGAGGATCAAGCAAGTCCAAATATTGAGACTTTGGACCGGACAACGGAAAACCTACGGAAGTGTTTGGTGGCATCTTATCAATAAAACGCTTACCATCAATTCCGCAAACAGTTTCCATTTGTGTCAACGGCTTAGAATCATCAATCAAGGACTTCCACCTCTTATCAAGCAAAATACTATCTAATTGGTGGACATAATCTTTATAGGCACCTTCGAGTAAAGAAGGTTCCATTCCTATCGTTGGTTGGCATGAATACAAAAGAGATTCACGCCAAGAGGCAGTCGAAAATTTTGGCTTCCCCCACAGCGGGGGAACAGCCATAATTTCACAAACAGATTGGGAAATAGGAAGGGAAACAACTTCGGAATAATACTTTGCACGACCGGTGCAACTACCATACAACTCACAATTTGTTCCTAACGGAAGAAAATTAACGGGACTTTTTGGATGAATCTTATCAGATTCAAACCACTGAACACCATAAACAATTTTCTCAACCGTGCCGGAACTTTTGGACAGTAAAACACCATCCTTATTGGCAAGCTGCACAAGAGCAGCATCCAATTCCGCAATAGTCAATAAGCCAGCACAACCTTGAGGAGAGTTTTCAACTCCACCCAGGTGAAAGCCGGCAATCATTGGACCATTAGTATGCGAAACTAGAGGGGCCATACAAAGACCACGAAATGTATTAAAAGGGAGAATATATGAGCAACCGTAAAATGACTTACAAGCTCCGGTCTCTTTAACACCGTACAAAGCGGTGGTAGGACCATCAATACGTTCTCCCAATTTATTTTTATAAACAAGGGTTCCAAAAAGTTGGCTCAACTTCCCCGTAGGGAAGTACGGGCGCAAATCTTTCCAATCACCTCCACTAGGCACCCACACCAAACAAAAGTCGGTATGGGGAATATGAACACTTTGAGACTGGGACAGGAAACAAGAAAAATTTGCTCCAACATGCATGGGGTCCTTACGAATAAAATTACATTTCAACTCGGGAACTTTCCAAGAATGTTGCGGTATTATCGCAACATTGGAAAACGGGAAAAAAGCATCACAACTATGAACTCTTCCATCAATCTCACACGACATATAGGCGAGATTATTGAAAACTAAGTCACATAAGATAGTATGAGTGACACTTTTCGATTTTAACGAACACGGAAGTGGCTTTGGGTCAGGAATGGCCCAAGGATTGGCTTCAGCATCACGTTGGACAATATCAGCAAGATCAGAAGGAGATAAACTACCTTGTGCTTCAGGAACCACACGCAAGTGGATCCAAATTTGGCACACAGTATAAATCGCTCCAACGATAGCACAATATTTCAACAAAGTTTCTACATGTTGTTCACGTACTGATTGAATCATTGCTGGAATAGCATCATTGCGTTTCACGATTTCGTCAAAAACTATCTCCTTACAAGTAAGGAGACGGCGCACGAAATAACATGAAGAAAATAATGCAATAGACAGCAACAAGGGCCGCGGATAGCGGACAAAAGGCATATTCAAACAATAACTAGAAATCGCCACAGAGGTCAAAGCAGCGGGAGTAAAACTCGATGGTATAGCAACCAAAGGAGCTCCCGCACTAAACCAAAAAATGGGCAGCGATAAAACACGAGGGACTTTGTAACGCAAAAGCCATCCACAAAACAATGCAGGTGGTAACAATACGGGTACAGGTCGATCAACAAGCGAAAGAACAGATGCTATGGCACAGCAGCCAACAGCATTATATATCTGCTTATGAGCAAAACCAAGAATAGATTCCTTCTCCATATAGCAAACAATATCTTTACACCATTGTTTACTTAGGAATTTTTTAGGAATCCAATTGGTCCAGCGACAAATCCAAGAGTTTTCAAAAGAATGCGCTATTTGGAACAGCCGAGATGTGGCATATTCCTCTAAGCGCGTTTCAATTTCATTATACTTCTTGGATGATCTCATAAACCACCGAGCACCATATTGTGACACAACACTAGCAAGTAAAGCACCAGCTTGTTCATCATAAACACGGGGGGGTGGCAGCGTATCAGGAGTAAAGGAAAATTCGCCTGGACAACGTTGTTTACCAAAACAATGACAATAATGATTAATAGCTAAATCAGCGGAGTACAAAGGATCGGATACCATACGACAAGTAGGCACAATACGATCACACTCAACACAGATAAGCGATTTCTCACTATATTCTTGACAAAGCAAACAAACTGTTGTATCACTACATGAACAATTCGGAATATAACCCTCAATATGACCAGGAAAAAATGGGCCATAAGAGGGACATTTGCAGTACATTGAAGGCATACCACAATTTTTACAAATTTCCAAACGATTCTTCAGAGAATTAGCGGAGGCAACCAAGCGGCGTTGATTATTAAAATGAGCTCGTGAGAGCTCAATACATACACGCAAGGCTTTCTCAACACTAACATCCTGAAGAAGTTCACCATTAAGCTGAAGAGTTTTCCAACCAATAGAGTCAATACCATTCTTCGAAATACTAGGGATGGCAACAACTTCTTGGACAGTCAAGTCCCAAATATCTTGAATAGGCACACTTTCGTCTGGGAAAGCACGCCACACAAGATTGGGATCCAACATTCCATTGGTAGCGAACTGAGGCTTAACACGAGTGGTGATATGAATATCAGCACGACGCGCGATAGAAACAGGTTCATTAGAGTAGACAGTAGCACCAAGATCTTTAACGTTTGTAGTACATATAACGATCTTAGGCTCAATCACAACTTTACCTTTCTTATCAGCTTCAGCTTGTAGGGCATAAGTAGGAACATTATTGTTCAGATCAATTAAAATCTGCGATGGGGGACGATCAACAAAATCAGCTTTAGCATTAGCAACATCATCAACAAAAACTCCATTGACACATGAACGATAGGTAGAAAAGAATTTATCATTCTCATTTACACTACATATGTACTGGGGATCGGATGAAAAGCCATTTGCTTCAAGCAAAGCATTCATAGCGATTTTGGCAAGGGAAGATTTTCCCTGACCAGAACCACCAAAAAAGCTAACAACAAAAGGAGCGACGCGCAAACCCGAAGTAAGACGGGTTTGTATCAACTCAGTTTGTATACGCTTGAGACGATCAAGGCGAGAACGAAAAACAGCTTTTTCACTAACAGAATGAGTCATATTAAGCAACTGATGACCCTTATCAAGGGTATTCAGTAACAAATTCTCAAATTCATTAGAAGTGATATTACCGAGACGTTCTAAGTCTCCGGTCTTAGCAAATTCTGCTAATCGTTCACATTGACCACAATTCTCATCAAAGCCTTTAGCTTCGAAATCTGAATAGATCAATGGAGCTAAGGAACCAGATGTAAACACACGATAGCCGCCTTCTACAAAATAGAAAACGGTGTTTGCGAAAGCATCAACAAGATCCAAAGCAGTAACATGCTTCTTCTGAGCTTCTATACTAAAAAGTTTAAATTTTCCGAGGGAAAAAGTGAGGTTTGAAGCCTCACACATTCCCAAGGTAACACACAAACTTAAGAGCTTTGAAACACGTTCAAAAGCAGAACAATTAACAAGAATATTCCAAGTAGTCTTGCCTTCACGCAAATAAGACAACCAGTTAGGATCATCAGGCTCACCAGCCTGACCAACCATTTTGGTGTCAAATAGCGATTGGACAAAAGCTTCAACTGATCGCAAAACACTTCCAGAAACAAATGTCTTATAGTAAGCAATAAGTATTGCTATCAATTGGACATTACTTCTGACTTCCTTTATCTGAACAAAGAAAAGAATTAAATCCTCAAATCTAGACAGGAAATTATCGGGTAATGGAAGGTTTTGCATTGCTGCCAAACTTTTAAATTTGGCAATTGCAGACGATACAGTATCATCAAATTGTGGAACATAGACTGGGTCACTTCTCTTAACAAGAGGCAACTGTAAACGAATAGACAACGGATTAAAATCAGAAAACTGATAATTCCGATGCCGATTAAAAAGTGTCGCACAATGTAGATAAGACGGTACAAAAGGAAAGGAAGATCGCAAAAATGGAATAACTCCAAAATGCGGAATATACTTAGGCTTCCTAGCCTTAGCGTACTTCTTTTTCGAATGCAAAGGTAATACGGGGGGTTTAACAATATCTCTCTTCGAATGTTCAACACGAGTAGCATGAAGCTCCTCGAGTATAGCATCCGTATGATCAACATCATCACGGAGTGCAAGGTAGGGATTATTAATCCCTAACTTCCACTGGGTTGTTTCCACACTAAGTTGGCCGAGAAATCTCTCATTCTCGACTATGGTAGTGGGGATACGGGCGGTGCGTTTCCTGTGAAGGACAACGCGAGGGGAATGAAACGGGATCTCACCATGATCATCGTTTCGCCCAACACCAAAAACAGCAGATGTATTGGGCAAAACAGCATGGTAATCCCAGTCACCTTGATTCACATATTGTAAACCACATGGCGACACAGTTTCAGCACTGCGCTCATCGGGGACATTAACGGGGGGCTGGGAACTCTTCTCAGAGTTGGGTACGGGGGTTTCGGTAAGGATCGGGAAAGAGTCAGAAAGGAAAGAGGGAAACATGGGGTTAACAAAGACGTTTTTTAACTTAAAAAACATCCAGGAAAAAAGGAAAACGGGGGAGGCCCGAAGCTGCTAACTTAAATATTGATATCGCTGCGCAATGTAGAGAGTTAGACAATCTCTACATTACGCAGCGGGTGGTAGATTACCACCATTAACAAAAGACACTAGGTCTACTGGCATTGTACGTATGCGCCAGGTAACATGGGACTGAAAAACAGTCTTTAAATGAATAATATACAAATATTTTTATGTTTATTTTTAAAATATACGCAATTGTATAAAATGTATTTTGAGTCTTTATTAACGCAACTCATCTGCGGTGTCAAAAGGACACAAAGGATAAAAGAGGGATTAAAGTGTGATCACACACTATAAAACCACTGCAGGAGGGGGAGAAAAATTCTCCAAATTTTACGTTGCTTCACTACGAAGCACTCGTCACGGATTCCCTAACACAAGTTAGGTATACCGTCGTTCTGATGTTTATAGCCACTGCAGGCTACAACCACTCAGGTTTTAGTAAAACTCCGAACAAACAATATATCGACAAGAATGGATCTAGTCAGCGTCGTAACGCTGAAAAGATCCAGAGTCAATACAAGGGGCGTCGTAACGCCAATTCGAACAAGAGGACTACATGAGGAACACTCATGTAGT